GACGCCGGTATCCATCAGCTTCGCTAGTTCCTCAGCGTTGAATCCCAGGAGTCCGAGATCGTAGTTCGCGTCCTGCAAAGCCGACAATTCGATCGGCAAAAGGTCGTAATTCCATTCAGCGATCTCAGCGGTCTTGTTGTCGGCGATGCGGTACGCACGCACCTGATCGGGTGTGAGATGCGAAGCGACCACGACTGGAACTCGCTCCAGGCCAAGCTTCTGCGCGGCCTTCAAACGCGTGTGGCCGACGATGATGACGCTGTCGCTGTCGACAACAATTGGTTGGGAAAATCCAAATTCGTTGATCGAAGCTGCGACCGCGTCGACGGCTTTGTCGTTGTTGCGAGGGTTGTTTTCATACGGGCGAACGCGATCTAGCGTCCACATTTCAATCTGCAATGCTGTGGTGGTCATAATGCAATCCTTTGGCTAGGGAGCTGAGGGTCGGACAAAACAAACAAACTGTGACTAATCGCGCGGCTGTTCCCGCGGCCCAAGAACGCGGTGGTTTTTGGGGGAGGACCCATCGTTTGGGGCTTGCGAGTGCCATAGTGGCAGACGCGTTGTAGGGCCACCGTTGGCCCACTGACGCGATGAGTGCGATGGTCGACGCGTGGGGCAGCTTGCGAGAGATCTCGCGTCAGTGCGCAACGTCGTGCGAGACTCGAAGGCATGCTGGAGTTGCGAAGTTTCGACGCGAAGGCCAGGGTCGATGGCTGGGCTGCATAGGGCAGTTCGAAGCGTCTCGTTCGGTGACCGAACAGGACTCGAACACTGGGTCACCAAGAGGCTTCGATTGCATCGAGTGCGCCGGGTTGCGCTGGGTACTTTGGTTGTTTTCCATGCGCGTGCGCGCATGGAAGATAATGAAACAACCCTGCGCAACCCGGCGCACTTGCGAAAATCCCAATGTTTTTGAAGGTTTTTGAACATGGCTCGATTACTCAATTTCATCCATTTCTGCGACTGAAATGCCCTCGAATACACGCTTGTTTCGAAGGCGTCCGAAGGTGCGTTTTGCGCACACAAACCGCGCTTGCATCGCGGTCGAAAAACGGGTCTGAGACTGCTCGCCACCCCATTGCCTGTAGGCGTGATAGAGGTCGCTGGAAACGACCACTAGCTCGGGCGAGACGTTGCAACAGTCGTCGATGAAGCGACCGATCTCGTCTGATTTTCCTCGATAGGTTTGCGTCTCGCTGACGACCGATTGCGGCTCGATGAAGCCGTTGGCTCGCCAGTCTTTGAAGCCATCCAGGAGCCAATTCAGGATCCCAGGGCCTTCCTCGCGCACTAACAGTTTGTGGTAGTCCGGGATGGGCTCAGTAACCTTGCGAAGGTCTACACGGAATGGAATCAGCTTGATGCGACGCCAGATGCCTTCGTCGGTACCGTTGATCTGCGGCAGATGGTTCGTACTGAGCCAAAACTTATGCGTCCGCCGAAAGCTCCAGTAATCCTCTCGCATCCGCCTGGCGGTGATTTGCTCGTCACCAGTTAGCTCTTTGACGCGGGCTTCGCGTAGCTTTGAACCCTCGTCAGGCTCGCTAATGGCCACCAAACGCCGCTGATAGAGCGACGCAATGACTGTGTCGTGTTCATTCGTCGTGCCCAGCAGAAGCTTGCTAGGAGCCAGCATAGCGTAATCGCCAAGCAGCTCGACGATTGCATTCCACAGGGTCGATTTCCCGTTGGCACCGGAGCCGTAGCAGATCGGCAGGATGTGTTCGCCGACATCGCCAGAGCACGAATACCCTAGCAACGCCTGGATGTAGCGTTTGGCTTCATCGTCACTACCGAAGATCAGATCGATGAACGCTCGCCACTTGGGACATTGAGCTTTGGGATCGTACGCAACGTTTGCAATCTGCGTGATCGAGTCCGTCTGACGATGATCGCGAAACTCCCATGTGGACAAATCGAGAGTTCCGTTCTGCAAATTCAGAAAGTAAGTATTCTGATTCAACAACTCGTGATCAATCGTCGTCCTTGCATCACACCGAGCGAGAGATACGACGTTCTCAATCGTTGTCTTGCGATTGGCCCAGCGACAAAAATCCGCCCACTCCTTCTGTTGCTTCTCTGTTTGAATAGCTAGCAGTCGATCCCAGTAGTTGCGGACTAGCCTCCGCGCCAATCGAGTCGTTCGACTTTGATCGATGTCGACCTTCCATCGCTTTCCGTCCCAGGCGAGCCATTTCTTCCACGATGGCACGTAACGCAGTTTGGCTTGGTTGCCGTCGATGAACTCCACAGCCATCGCGTTTTCGGTCTGATCGCTCTTGAAATCCCAGTCGATGGCGGCCTTGGGAAAACCAAGGTTTGTTGGAGGCTGGCTTCCTTGCTTGGGAGCGGCAGGACGTTTTTTCTTCGGCTCGTACTGTTTCGTGACCTTGCTCAGGGCTTTGGCGATCGTTCGTTGTCCGTAGCTTTCATTGCCATGCTTCTGATCCCACTTGTCTCGCATCAACTGAGAGCGTCGAAAGAGGCGGTCAATCTGAGCCGCATCCTTCGTGAAGTAGGCAAGGGTGAAAACGATGGATGAATCCGCCTCGCTAGCTGAATTGAAATACGAGTTCCAGTCGCCATTCCACAAAGCTTGAAACTTCATGCCTGTAGAACGACGCTTGCATGCAAGCTCGATGATCTCGTCGTCACTCAGCGAAACCGAGTCGCTATCGCTTGGCCGCGGTCCGCGATTGGCGGATGGAGTCGCGCTCGTGCCTGGCTCGTCATTTCCAAACACATGCGAATAAACAGCTTCGAGCGACTCCTGGCGAATGTTGACTTCACTTGGGATACTTGCGAGGCGATTCCCAGTAACCGTGAAGAAGCGATCGCGATCATAGATCTCGACTTCACCATCTTCATATGCCTTACGACAACGAGAGCCGGGCTTGTTGGCTTTGATGAATACCTTCAAACCCGAACCCGAAGGACTGATCTCCGTATAGCTATCGAGGTGATCAACGATCCGCTGAGCCCATGGCTTTAACTGGCCAGTTACTTCATCGACGGAGTCATCGAGATCCACCCCGCAGTACGGATCGTCAGCGGTGAAGACAAACCCGATGCCAGCTAACGCACTATTGCGCCGGCACGCGTCGATCGCTTCAGCGAACGTTCCCCAGGTCGAGGCGTCAGTCGATGAAGCCAGCGACCCGTTGTGCGGATTGATGGGAGCCTTGGTCGGCTTGCCTCCACGCTCGACGTACTTCCAGGCAACCCACTGATTGCGATCGCGAATGCAACTCGGGCAGTTTCGCTCGATGGCTTCAAGTGGTGGTTGAGGTACAAAGCTCAAAGCAGCACCTCCCAATATTCAAGATTCGCAGTCGCCCAGCGATCTAAGAACGTTCGCCGCTGGCTAACATTGTTCTTCTTCACAGCGTTGCCGAGTCCCCATCGATCGCCGACCACGATGCAGTACTTGGAAGCGCGAGTGACCGCGGTATACAGCCAGTTACGATCGGCGAAGAAATGGGACTTGTGACAGAGAACAACCACGCAAGGGAACTCACTCCCTTGGGCCTTGTGAGCAGTCAGCGCGTAGGCAAGCTGAAGATTTAGAATCTGATCATCTTGGATTCGCCGGCGACCGTCCCCATCGAAATCAACAATGTATTTTGTTCCATCCGCTATCTCGATCCCCGATACGATACCGATCGTGCCATTCATGATTCCCAAGTCATAATCGTTGGAGGTCTGAATGACCTTGTCGCCCACTGCAAACTTGCGATCAGCCTCGCCATGCAGCAGATACTGCATCATCTCGTTGATGGCTTTGGTACCGAGTTTTCCTAGATGCGTCGGAGTGATGATCTGTACGTCATTGACTGGATCGAGACCAAGCCGATCAGGAATGCGGTTCAGGACCAAGTCACGCAGGTAGACCTGAATTTGCATCGGCTCTTTGAGTGAATCGATGACGCTCCAAGCTGGATCGCCAACAGCCGTTGGCACAACTCGTTGCGAGAGTATCGCCATGCTGTTGACCTTCAGAACGCCAGCCTGGCGTACGACTTCATCCAGAATGAAAGTCGGTACGAGCTTATGTTTGATGCAGTCACGAAGGACGTTACCAGCGCCGACAGGGGGCAACTGATTGTGATCTCCAACGAGAATCAATCGCGTTTTATCGAGATCGATGCGACGTAGTAGCTCTGCCATCAGTGGCACGTCTACCATGGAGAACTCATCAATAATGATGACATCGAATCCATCACCCGACGGAATACCTGGTGTGCCTTCGTCATCTGGGGGCGAGAGACTTTGCCTTCGAAACTCCCGTCCGTTGTATGCAAGTAGACGGTGGATCGTCTTAGCTTCGAGATCGAGTCCGAGAGCCCTCAGCGACTCTTCGATCCGCTTGGCAGCCTTACCAGTTGGAGAGCAAAGTGCGATTCGGAGATTGGCTTCCTTAAAAGTCTTTGCCAATCGAGCCAACGTATGCGTCTTGCCGGTACCGGCTCCGCCGGAGATTACAACGATTGCGTGTCGCATCGCAGCTTCGTAAGCGGCAAATTGAGCTTGCTTTAGCCCGGTGCCGTATGCTGGTTCAATTCCGATTGGATCTACGACCTGTCCGTACAATTCAAAGCACTGATAGATCAGTCGCTCCGCTTCAACGTAACGAGCAAGAGCAACGGCATCGCCATCGACGACCAGTTCCTCTTGCGCGACGGCTCGCTGAAATGCAGCCTCGATAATCGAGCCACTATCGAGTGAATCGAGCAACAGCAGATCGATCGCCTTGCGAATCAAATCATCGTGCGCGATCCATGTATGACCATCGGACGCCTCTTCGCGAACCAAGTAACACAGTGCGGCTTCAAGCCGCCCCGGATGCTCTTTGGGAATTCCCATCGAACGTGCGATCTTGTCTACCCGCTTGAAACCGTAGCCCTTAATGTAGCGAATGATCAAATATGGATTTGCACGAAGAACACCTACCACCGAGGAGCCGAATTCCTCGAGAAGCGTTTCCATCTGGTGATGAGAAAGCCCGAAGCCAGCCAAATACGATCGGACTTCGTTCTCGTCACTATTGGCAATCCACGCTTCACGCAGTGAATTCAGTGTCCGTTTGGGAATCCTCAAAGCGCGATGCAGTTCCTCGATGTCCTGGCGGATCACGCGATCGAGATGCTCTGCGCTGGCAACGTACGAGACGATTTTTCGCGCCGTGGTTTCGCCGATGCCAGTAAACGCTGGATGCTTCGCAAGGTATTGCACCAAGCCTTCAGGCGTTTCCGGCAGATCGTAGCTAACGCTCTTGGCGTCGAATTGCGGTCCATACTTGGGATCGCTTTTCCAGTGTCCTGTGAGCGTGACCAGTTCGCCCTCACTCACGCAGAATGGCCCACGAAAACGCACACGATCGCCGTCGTCGCGAACAAGTGCGCCGGCGGAGAACTTGGCGCTGGTGAAGAAGACTCGATCGACCGTACCACTGATACGATTACTCATGGTGTAGATCTCCTGCGTTGGAGATCACACGAATGAACGATCGTAGATAGGCATCGGTGAATCGAACGGCCCCTGGCCGCGATCCGCACCAATAGACAGGCACCCGATACTTGACGCCAATGTATGTGGACGCACCAAGCAATGATTGTGGAGCGACTGCACGAAGTGCTTCAGCATGTTGGCCGCAAAGCACTGCAGTTAGATCGGCCTCAACCACGATACATGCCGCTTCCATCGCTGAAAGCTTTTGAAGCTCGCGAGCGAAACGATCAAAATCGTGAATGACGGTGCCGACGAAATCTCGCAGGCTCTTGCGCTCAACAGCCACTCGCTGTTCGAAGCCAACCACCGAGTAATCACCGGCGTCAAGTTTGGCTTTCACTACCTCACACGCGAACGTGTAGGGTTGTTGCTCGCGCGAGTCGATAACGATTCGGAAATCCATGTTTTCCTGACCATCCAATCCGAGTGATGAAATAGAAAGAGCCGAGGCAGGCACGGGGAGTCTGGACAAGGAAGCGCGATGTGGACCCGGCAAAAGAACCACATCGCAAGGAACTACTCCCAAGTCACGCCATCCCGCCTCGGCCGCACCCGTACACAGGGAACGACTAACGCCGGTCAAGCGACCAACGGCCTAGAACGGAAGATCCTCGTCCGCCAATCCAACACTCGGCGCGGAGGCGATATTCAGCCGACGGTTGAAATACACGTTCGTGTAGTCGCCTCGCGTACGCTTGGTGACTTCGAGCGTCTTGTCCAACAACTCGTCGAGCCGACCCGCTAGTTCACTGAACTTTGCCAGCTCCAGGCCAAGCGTCTTGAGATCGCCCTTGACGTAAGGCAGGGATGCCTGGGTGATGACCGAGTTCTTGAAGATGTGCCGACCAGCCTGCGAACCCGAGATGACCACCAGATCGAACTTGATCATCGGGTCACCCTTCTGACTCGATTCAAGCTTCGCAGTCTGGATCTTCACTTGGTACTTGCCGTCGGGGACCTCGTCGTAGCTCGGCGCGTCTGCCGTCTCGAACTCGTCATCAAACGAGGTGAGATCGACTTGCGAATCGGTAGGTTCGAATGATTCGTAATCACTCATGACTATTTAGCCTTTCCTGAAAGGGTGCTTGCCGGCGTGGAGCTCTTCGCTGCGCTGCTGGTGCCGGTTTCCGAGCTGCGAGAGGGAGAATTGAAAGCTTTGACGAAATGCTCGTAATCGAGAGGGAGCAGTTCAGGCAAACGACCAGTGCGATCGCCGGCCTCGTAGGTTGGATGCGGCTTTGTGCGCACAACGCGTTCAATAGTGACATTGCCCGCGGCATCCTTCTTAGCGATCGAGTCGCCGAACAGAATGATGTCCACGAGGCCCAAGACAACATTGCGAGCGCGATCGGGTAGGCTCGGAGTTGTCTTGGTGTATTCGCCCGTTCGCGTTTCGATGGTCTTGTCGATCGCGTGAGAGATCATGATCAAGCCGTAGGGCAAGCTCGCCAAGCGAGTCAGCACGCGATGCCATTCGTTCTTCACTAGAGCCCAGCCTTTGCCATGGCCCATGTCGCCTTCGTACTCGATACCATGCTTGGCACAGACATAGTCCGAACACATCTTGAAAGCGTTGTCGACGGTATCGATCACAATTGTTTTGAAGTTGTGATCCCCCTTGGCGACAAGCTTGCAAGCCTCGAGAAATGCCTCCCACGAATAGGTCGGCACTTTGAAAACCTCCAAGTGATTGAGCCCAGGTTCACACTCGAAAAAGAGCGAACCAGGTGCCTTACTCGCAAAAGAGCTCTTCCCAAGTTTTGGGCTGCCGTAGAGCAGGATGGTTTGTTTGCCGAGTTCGGTCACGGGTTTGGATGCTTCAGTTGGTAATGCAATTGACATTAGTTGTCAGTCCTTTCAAAAAACGGGTGCGTCAGAATCGATTGAATTGAGTTCCTCATGCGGTGGAGTGATCTCGTAGAGGTTGTCCACCACGTTTGGATTGAAGCCGGATTGGCAGTAAGGCAGGTACTCACACGGTCGCTGATAGGAGAAGCAACTCGATGTGTTGAGCAGCCATTTGCCACGTCGTCGGGCGTCGAGGTACTGCTGGGTGATCTCCCAGACTTCGTCCTGCAGCATCGCAAGCCGATCTTCAGAGAGATAAATGAACTCGCGATGGAACGCTTCAGGTTTGGCGTACCAGGCTGCTAGCCGGCCTTGAAACTCCTCGTTGGTTTCAGGCAACTGACGTTTGGCCGTTGACTTGCCACTCTTGTTTTTGGCGGCCAGTTCAGCGTGGCGTGCTTCGTACTCTTCCTGCGTTTCGCCTTTGCTTTGCTTGAGGCGGCTCTTGAGCAGCACGTTATAAATCACGCCGACGATCGGGTAGCCCAGTTCACGCAGGTAGTAGCAGTACAACGCGATTTGCGTGTCGGTCCACAGCTTGTCGAGATAGTTTGAGTCGATTGAAGCGGCGGTCTTATGCTCGAGCAAATACATTCCATCGGATCTTTGAACGATCGCATCGGCTTTGCCGGCCATCACAAACGTTTGGCTGCAGCGACCAGTGTCTGGATTGCGAATGTTTCCAGTAAATGATTTCTCGATCTCGATGATCGTGAAATCCTCGGTAGCATAGCGCGAAGCGTAGCCCGTCATGATGGCACGAGCCAGGTGCCAGTTCGCTTGCTGGTTCTCATCTGTCGCTCGTTCTGGGAAGCTGCGATCAACGAAATCCAGGACAATCCACAGTCGATTGGCATCGTCCACGGAGCGATACCAAATCTCGATGGCACTGTGGATCACGCTTCCGAACGAAAGCGATTCAACCTTCATCCGTGGACGCAGGTTATCGACGTAACGATGTTTGTATTTGCGAGGACAATTGCGGAACGTGTTGAGTGCCGAGTAGGTCAGCACGTTCTTGTCGCTCGTTTCAGAGGTTAGGGTTACTTGTGACATAAGACTCTCGAACTGAAATTGGGTGCGTTTTCTTTGTTTTCTTGAGGCTTACGAGAAGTTCATCTCGTAGGTGTCTTGTTCTTCGATCAGGATGCCGTTGAGGCGTTTAGCGCCTCGCTCTCTAGCCAACTGCGCTTCACTCACCTTCAGCGACGCATTGATCTGCGAGCACTTCTTGCAAATGCGGTTAGCCGCACTCTTGGAACGAAACGTTTCGTTGCACTTCAGGCACTTCCGATCACCGGGTTCATGGGGTAAAGGTCTTGTTGACATCGCCTTTGGATCTTTCAGCGAGTAGGTCGAAGAGGGGATGGCAGATTGCGAATCAAACCGTGTCGACTGACTCGACTTCGAAGTTGCCTTCGTTGTCGCTGGTCACCAGATAGTGCTGGTGCGAGATGTTGGCGACGAAGCGGCTTTCACGAGGAAGTGCCTGACGAATGGTCCGGCAGGATTCGTTGAATTCGTTGGAAGCGGCTTCGAAGCGTTCAACGGCTCGCAGGTATCGCTGCAAGGCGAGCGAGACGGTGACGCGCTGGTCGATATTCATGGCGGGTGCACTCATTGAATTGATGTCCTTTGGTTGTGTTGATTGAAAACTTGTCTTCTCTATCTGTTGGAATACCCGGAACACGGGTGAGTTGACGGTTAGGATTCCAGATATCTTTCAAATCCTGCTTCCTCGAAGAGCTTGCGAATCTGCAACATCCAATCGTTTAGCGTGGTTCGAGGGATACCGAGGTCGCGAGAAATCTCGGTCATTGAGTGGGTTTGACGGCGACGAAGAACGTCTTGAAATTTCTCCGGCAACTTTGCCATAAACGTTGCGAGGTCCATGCGCAGGTCGTTGAGATCTTCTTCACCAAGTCGACGCGATCGCCCAAGTCGTCGATCTTGATCCTTGTCGTGTAAGGTCTGGGACATTTCGATTTGCCCACCGTCATCACCACGAATTGTCTTGCTCAGACTGACGCGGCCGACAGTCGCACGTTTAACAACTGAGCGATCGCGAACGACGTTGGCCAAGTGGCGTTGCACCACGGTGCAGACGTAGGGATAGAGATGACCAACTGATGGATCGTAGAGTTGCAGGCTCTTTGTGGCCCGAACGTAAACCTCTTGGACCAGATCACTGCGGTCTTGGTGAGTAAAGTCGGACTTGGCGATTAGCTTGCCGACTTGGCGTTTGATGACACTACGAACGAAATTGTCATCGGCGAGATTGATAGAATGGTTGTCTGACACGAACGGACCTCCTGATTGAGGCCCCACAGGCGACAGGTCCGAGAGTTAAAGCCTGTGAGGCTCGCCC